CAAAGACTGCTAAGGTTTTGAAGCTTAGTGGCAACACAGAGCTTTTCACAAGGGATGTTCTACAGATGGATCACTTAGCTAATAGAGACATAGGTGGATGGCCGACATACTCGTTCAACGAGCTTGCCAGCTTTGAGTCTGTGAATATTGATGTAGTAGTTTCTTAAGGAGATGATATGGCTATTGTAGAGTTCATCTCAGAAGATTATCTAGAAGAAGCTCGTGAGAATATTACACAGCAATTTGTTGACAAAGATATAGTAGATAGGTATCTACAACTGCTTCTTAAACAACAAGAAGCAATACAACAAGTATTCAAAGACCTCCTACAAAAGAGGAGTATTGACGAAGCAACAGGTGCCCAACTTGATATCATCGGGGAGATTGTAGGTCAACCACGAGAACTTATCTCTGCTGATCTATTTGATTTCTTCGGATTTCAGGGGGCACTTAAAGCTGGCAGTTATGGGGATATCAATAACCCCACGGTTGGCTCACGTTGGTACGACTTCGGACAGCCCATTGGCGGTAATATTCTACTAGACGATAACACTTATCGCTTGTTTATTAAAGCTAAGATTCTAAAGAATACTACAGCATCTACACCAGAAGAGTTCATTGCTTTTATGAACTTCATGTTTGGTACAGCTAACACGCTTTATGTTGCTGAGGGAGATGCCTCCTACACAATCTTGTTTGGTAGACAGCTTAGTGACTTTGAACAGGTGCTGCTGAACTACGTCTCTACATCGCAAGGTTACCCTTCCAGACTTATTCCTAAAACCGTAGGCGTTAGAGTTAACTTCGGTTATTTTGAAACTGACAACTACTTTGGTTTTCAAGGTGCCCCCGGAGCAAAAGGTTATGGTGATCTGATTGAAGACGATAGTGCAGGGTATGGATTAGATTACGGACTGTATTATGGCGGCAACCGCTTCCTTGTAGGTGGTGGCATATATGCGACTCTATTTTAAATAATTCAACGAGGAATTATAAGTAATGGCTAATATTTTGAAACCCAACAAGCTTAATCTTCTGTGGGCTTCTGGTGGGGATATTCTTGATCCGGGTGACACTAAGTACCAAACTGGGTGGGGCGTAGAAGTACCTCCGCGCCAGTGGGAGAACTACATTCAGAACAAGCAAGACCAAGCAATTGCACACATAAATCAACATGGTATTGCAGTTTGGGACGCTGAAACTGAGTATCAAGCAGATACCAGCTACACTCAAGGCGCTACTAACGGCACTATTTACCGTGCCAAAGTAACTCATTTCGGTCAAAACCCAGAACTTGATACGCTGAATACTTACTGGGATATCGCTTTTGCTGCTGCTGGTAATTTCTATACTAAAGCTGAGGTAGACGCAGACTTTCTAGCTAAAGATCAAAATTTGGGCGATCTTTTAAGTACGTCAGCCGCTCGCACAAACCTAAACGTCTACAGTAAATCCGAAACTTACAACAAAACCGAGGTAGACGGTAAGACCACCGTAGCTTCTGCTCTTCAGGCTCAGCAGCAAACAAGTAACGCAACTTTACTAACGCCTCAGAGGTTGTCCGATGCTTTCAAAGGGGTAAATCAAGCATTAAGTACTACATCTGGCAAGCAAAATCTCCCCGGAGGTCTTATCTTACAGTGGGGACAGTATTCAAATAGCTCGGCCACACCGAACACTCAATACCCTATCACATTCCACACCCCGTTCCCTAATGGTGTCATTGGTGTGTACATAACAGACATTGGGGATAATGACACAATCGTCAGCAGTTGGAAAGTTAACTCCAGCACCCTGACCAACTCAGGGGTGTCAATTTTGTTTGCAAGGGACAGTGGGTCAACAGGGGCCGGAAGCGCGCTGTGTAGGTTTTTTGTACTTGGCTTCTAGTTTAGGAATTTTAAAATGACACAGAAAATCAGTCCGTTCCTTGAAGGTAAGTATGGCTGGGAATATGGTGAGAGCGGATGGAATTCCGGTATGGACGAGAACCTTCTTAAGTTCTCTTACATGTTTGATGGTAATATAGATTCAATTGTTTCGTCACTACCCACTGCCGTAAATGGTCAAGCTGTATTCCTTACGACTGACAACAGACTGTATTTTGCAGTGGGTACAACTTGGTATTCTAGCCCGGTACCTAAATGGTTTCAATTAACAGATAGAGCTACTGGAACCCTTTTCCAGTTCGATGGGACATCTTTGGTAGAGGTTGAAACTTCATCGGAGCTTAGTTCAAGAGTTGATGCTATTGAGCTAACAGTTGCTACTTTGGGCAGCGCCGCCTTTGAAGATTCCTCCTACTTTGCTACCCAAGGGGAGCTTGAAGTTGCTTCAGCACAAGCTAATGCTTATACGGATGAAATCGTAAACAAGAAAGGGATTGTTAGTGTTCTTGATTACATCACAAACACAGTAGATGGGATTACCAGTAACCAGTCAGGTATCGTAGCTGCCGTTTCTGCTGCCCTGTCAGCCGGTGCTGATTTGCTATGGCCGGCTGGCACCTACGTTTCAGACGCCAACATCCCTAATTTTCATTCGGTGCGGCACATCGGCGCGGGCGTTATCAAGCGCGGTAGCGACACATTCAAAGTGCGTCAGGCGGGCGGGCAAACGAACACGCTTTATGTTTCAACGAGCGGGGACGCCGGGAATGACGGGCTTTCCCCTGATGTCGCCATGCTGACAGGCCAGCAAGCGGCAGATGCTTACGCTCAATTTGCGAGCGAGCGTACAGGTCCGTTCCGCATCAAGCTGGGCGCTGGCATTTACAACGACGGAATCCATCTTTCTGGAGTTCCAACAAACTACCAGCTTCTCATCGAAGGCTCCGGGAAGACCGAAACAATTCTCGACGGTACTGGCGCGGTCAGAAGCATCGGCGTGAATATGAATGGCGGAATGAGAGGTCGCGTTGCGAATTTGACCACTCGAAACTTCCGCTCCAGCGGTATCGCGTTCCAGAATGAAAGCGTTGGGACGATTGACACTTGCGACGTATACGACTGTAGTGACTTTGGAATGAACGCCTCGGACGGCGTACAGCTCAAGATCGTTGGTGATTGTTACATCAAGGTCCCGCAGGGCGGGGACGGCATCCGTTACTATCACAACTCTCAAGGGACGGTTGGCGACGGGACGAATCCGGTCGTCGTGGACGGTCAAGGTTTGCTGTGCGAAGGTCTGGTTGTCCGCAACAGCTCGCAACTCGTTTGCATGGGCAACCTGACGCTAAAAGACTTTGTGGGTAAAGGGTCGCACGGTGCTGTCATATTCCGGCAGTCTTTTTGTGAATTCAGAACGACGATGATTTCGGGCTGTTCCGTCGGAATCGAGGCGCTGGAGCAATCGACATATACCGACCTTGGTCGACAGACATCGGCCACACCATCAATAACCTTTACGAATAACACGGTCAACGAGCGTTTCAGAGGCTTTTCGTTTCGAACATTTGATAAGCGAAACACCATCGTTGCGGATTCAGGCACCACTGGCCGGACCTACAATGAGTCGGCCTATGATTTTTTCATCGACAGCAAAGCGACCACCGGCATCCAGTGCCTCACTGACGGGACTTCGTTCAATATTGACGTGAACGGTACGGATCGGATTTCGATTGCGCCAGGGTCCATGATTACGTTCGTGGTGAGTGGCACCAACCAGTACCGAATGAACGCTAGTCGTCTGCACCCCGCTACCGATAACAACCGGGAGTTGGGTGGCGCAACCTTCCGCTGGTCAACGGTTTACGCGGGAACAGGTGCAATCAGTACATCTGATGGCCGCGAGAAGCAGCAGATCAGACCCATCGACGATGCTGCGTTGCGCGCATGGGGCCGTGTTGAATATGTTCAATACAAATTCAATGACGCTGTAGAGCGGAAGGGCGGTGGTGCCCGCTGGCACTTCGGTCTGATTGCGCAGCGCGTGAAGGAGGCATTCGAGGCGGAAGGTTTGGATGCTTTCGAATACGGCCTGCTCTGCTACGACGAATGGGATGAGACGCCAGCCGTAGAGGAGGAGCGTGACGAAGAAGGTAACATCACTGTCTACGCTGAACCCTACCGAGCTGGCGGCAACCGCTACGGTATTCGGTACGAAGAGGCGCTAGCTTTGGAGTGTGCGTATCTTCGCTCTAAGATTGATAGGTTGTAATTAATGAACACTCTTTATAAAAAACTTGCAGCATACGGCCTAGGAGGGGCCGTAGCTCTCTCAGGGGCGTACCTAGTCGCCCCTTGGGAGGGAAAAGAAAACAAAGCTTATGTTGATCCTGTAGGAATCTATACAATTTGCTACGGAGAGACAAGTGGCGTCAAGAAGGGGGACTATAAAACTGACGAAGAATGCCTTGAATCGCTTGCGGAAGAACTTGTAAAACATGACAAGCAGATGATGAGGTATATTCGTGTACCCCTGACTGAAAAGGAACACGCTGCATACCTTTCTTTCACATACAATCTTGGTGTTGGTGCATTCAGTAAGTCCACTCTTCTCAAGAAACTCAATCAAA